ATTACTGCAACAATAAAAATATTCCGGTAGAAATGAACTCTACAAAATCAACCCGATTTCTGGCACAACCCACCATATCATTAACAGGCATAACATTAAGGCCAGATCAATCAAAGGCAATTTACCAAGCGTGCACTTTGCAAAGAGGCATAATCAAAGCACCAACCGGAAGTGGTAAGACTGTTGTAGCGGCTGGTATATGTGCCACATTTCCTCTGGCACGAATTTTATTTCTTTGCCACACTCTTGATTTGCTAACCCAAACATACGATGAGTTCAATGCACTTGGATTGAAAAATGTTCTAATGCTAGGTGGTGGGAAATCATTATATCCACAACAGATAGAACAAGAGTGTATAGTCGTTGCCACTATCCAAACACTTCATCAACTTGAACCGGCCCAGTTCAAAAACTTTGATGTGGTTATTGTTGATGAGTGCCACCATGTGACGGCCGGAAGATTGAT